GTCGCCCGCCCGTGCGGGGCGGACAGTCTTCGCGGTGATCCAGACCTTGTCGCGCAAGGACTTTGACAGGCGGGTTGCCTCGACAACCTGCCGGAGCTTTTTCTTGCTCGTCCTGACCAGGTGGCCGGTGACGAAGCGCTGAAAGGCGAAGGGCGAGAGCTTGCCGCGCAGCTCTACCGTGACGCGGGCGTGGTAGGGCGTCATGCCAAGTCGCGTGTGCCCTACGAAGGTTCGGGCCTCGCGCTTGTCCGGAAGTCTGTCACGATCAAACAGGAATATCTGATCAAAGACCCTGTTCTCGGCGGACGAGCGGGGCAGAAATACGCGGTTAGGCCCGTCGCTGGCCCGCCCGAGAAATGCCGTCCCCTTGCTCTTGCGCGCGGGGAACAGCTGGCCCCGAACGCGTGCGCCGGGAAGCTGGACCCGCCGGGGGCGGACATCGATCGGTTGTGTGGCCGGTATGACGCCGCTGATGTGCAGCTTGGAGCGCTGCTCGGTATATTCCCGGTCAATCGCAACGGAGTAGGTCCGCGCCCGCGCGCCTGTCGCCGAAGTGAACAGCTTGCCCGCGCGGAGACGACCGGCGAAGAAGGAGCGGCCTGCATTGCCCGGAAGCGATACCTCTTCAAAATCTGTCGCCCCCCGACGATCTGTCACCGTCACGCGATCTGCGCGCTTCACTGGCGTCTCGACCCCTGTGAGCGGATCAAAGAGGAAGGCGCGGCGGCCAATGCGGATTGGCGCATCTGTAAAGGTTGGATGGAACCCGGCCCCGGCGAACAAGCCGGACCGGCGCAACCCGCTGCCGACATATGCTCCGAATGTTGTGCTCCCACGGTTGCGGTACCTGAAGTACCGAAGCTGCTGGAAACGGGCAAGATACTTTTCGCGCTCCGCGCGGGTCAGGGCAGGGTCGGGGTAGAACGCATCCGGCGGCCGGCGGACACCAACGACATCGCCACCAAAGAAGCGGATGGCCTCCTCGATACCGGCCTGTGTCCCTTTCAGGCGGTGCAGGCGATACCATGCCTGCGCGACCGCGCGCTTCTTCTCGATAGACCAGTCACGGTCCCACAGATCGGTGGACAGGCCCCATGCCAGCCACGGCACGAATGCGTCTGGCGCTGTCTCGGGCGCAGCTATGTCGCGCAGCGCAACCGGAAGCTCTGTCCCTCGCGCCATGGCCTGTTCGACCGATCGCTCAAGTCGGGTTGCCCCGCGAGGGAGCAAGCTTTGAATTGTCATGCTTCACTCCCCGCAATCGTGATGTTGATCTGCCCGACCTTGATAGCCCGGCGTGGCTCGCCGATGATGTCCTCTGTGGGCGACGTCAGGGCGACCGACTGGACCCCTTCAACGTGCAGCCGCGAAAAAATCGCCGACCGGCGAAGGTCGCGGCCGAGATAGCCGACCTCGCCCAGCCATTCTTCGAGACGGGCGCGTGCGCGGTCTGCTACGACCGAACCATCCGGGCCGGGGTAAATCATCAGCTCGGCGTTAATGTCGATCTCGATGACCTCCGGAGAGGAAACCGACACGACATCGGTAAGGGGCCGGACTGTCTTTTCGGAAAGCGCGAGCATAACGCGCTGGCGCTGTTCTGTCGTAGGCTCCGGCTCTTCAAATGATGCCATCAGGGTGACAACGACGTGGCCCGGCGCGCTCCGGATTGCTTTCACATCCCGTATTTCCGGCGCGGCCGTAAGTGCGTGATATTCGTAGGCTCCTGCCGGTCCCGCTACCGAATAAGCCTCAATCGCAAGAAGGACACGGCGGCGAAGGCGATCATCCGATTCCATGACTGCCGGATCGGCTTCGGTGGCAGGGGTAACAACAAGGCGCTTAACGCCGAAGTTGGCGGCGAGATTGTCGAGGTCAGTTCCGCCTGCACGGGCAAGCAGGAGCGAGAGGGCTGCATCATTAATACGGCCCCGGATCATAATTTCCCGATAGGCGGCGACCTGCAAGACTTTTGCGACGACTGTGCTTTCAATCTGCAAGGTCGGCTCAATCTCCGGGAATCGTTCGATCAGGTCGGCCTTCATTTCCGCGAGAATGCCCTCAAAAGAAAGCGTCTCGATCAACGCCGGCGGGGGCAGGGTCGAAAGATCAATTTTCATTCGGTCTTACCTCCCAGTTACCGGGGCCTCCGGCAATGATGACACGTCGCGCGCCCTCGGCGGCAAAATCGCCCAGAAGCGCGCGGGGGCGATACTCGCCCTCAATTGTGATTTGCAGGAGACCGGCCCGGCTGACGCTCTCCGGGATGATCTGGGTGATTGCGAAACGCGGCTCCCATTGCTCCATCGCCGCCGATATGGCCGCAAAGAAGGGGACGACAGTTTGCGTATTCAGGTTCTCGCCCAAGAAGCGTGGAACCGCAGATCCGAACCACTCGCGCATGACGCGCTCGCCAAAGTTGGTCGTGAAAATCTGCTCAATGCTTTGCAGGACGTGAGGCCAGCCGCGAATATCTGCGCCGGTCGTCACGTTGATGTCGAGCGACGGGTCAATCGGCATGCTGGCCTCCTATCGTCAATCTTGCGGGGCAGGCGCTTTCGCCTCCTCGGCGGCCTTGGCGCGGGCCGCGTTGATCGCATCGGCGATGACTGGCTTCGTGGCATTCGCATCGAAATCGATCCCGGGAGTTGCCTCTGCAATAGCGATCAGCTCGGGTTTAAGGTGATCGTCCGGATTGATAGGCTCAAACCCGGATGCCCCTGCGTTTTCAGTGAAGGCTACGGTGGTTCCGTCATTCGTGACATCCGCCCCCCCAACAACGACGCCTTGTCGGTCCGGCCCCGCTTCGCCTTCAGGTGTAGGAACCAAGGCCATGACAGCTTCAAGTTCCGCTTCGCTGATAACGACCAAACCGTCAGGTAGATTGATTTCGGGCCCGCTTTCTCCGGCGAACAGCTGCCCTTCGCGCTCTACTGCATCAATAGGGGCTGTTGGCCGTCCTGCGCTGTTGCTTCCTGTCCCATATAGCACGCCGTCCGGATCAGGATTGTCGTTGCGGGGGTAAAGCAGGATGATCTCGTCGTCGGTGATCCGGAACCGGACCTTCTCAATGTCGCCAATTTGGCCGAAGTCGAGAAAGACCCGGTCCGCGTTGATGTTGAGGACCCCGGTCATTGCCCGGCTGTCTGTCAGCCGCTTGCGCAGCACTTCTTCAAGTGTCTTTGACATGATTTACCTCATTGTCATGGTGATGATCGTTCGCCTGGCTGATTACCCTGCGAACACGTTTCCCGACCCTGTCGCTACGGCTGACCCGCAGGCGACCGGATCACCTATGCGACCGACCGCTTGCCCGTCGGCAAAGACCGTCGATGACCCGCCACCCAGAACGCTGGCATGGGTTTCAGGGATCTCCGGGCAAGTGTGCGGTGCCCAACCGTCGCCGACACGGTGAACGGGGATGCCGTTTGCGAAGACTGTAGGGCTTCCGCCGGTTGATCCGCGCGGCGGCCAACAGCCGTGCCCGGTGCAGCTATCACCTCGCCTTGTTACCGCTGGCATGGTGTCGCCCCTCAATTCAGATCAATGCGTGGCCCTGCTACCGAGACGCCGGCTTCGGAGATCGTTACGCTTGATCCGCCCAGCGCCGCGAATATCTGATCCGGGGTGATCGTCAGGGTTGCGCCGCCAATAGTGACGGTTAGCTCGGCCTCTTTCAGGTCCACGCGGACCTCCCCAAAGGTCAGGGCGTTATCCGACCCACTCGCCGGGGCCGCGTTCTGATTACTCCATGTCATAGGGACGGCCACGCCCTGCGCCATATCCCCTGTCGGTGCCATGACGGACATCTGCTGGCCAACGCTAGGCGGCGCATGGACCTTCAATGCCCCTGCCACCTGTGCATAGGGTATCTTCGGCGAGAGAAGCGCTTCGCCGTCACCATCCGGCCCAAGGTCAAGACGGACCCAGCCCCCGGCGGTATTCACCTCAGCCACGGTACCATGCCGCATGCCCCCGGCAACGCGGCGCTCAAGCGCGGCAAGCCGGTTGTTTAACTCGATGATTGCCCGCATCAGTCCTCCGGCTCATCTGGAAGCTGCACATCCGTCTCGGCTTCACTTACTGTAAAGGTCTGCCCGCCCTCGTCTTCGATGATGATCTCAGTCAACGGTTCGGGATCGTCATCCGGCTCGATCAGTGCAAAGCCCAGCGCCGAGGCTTCATCCTCGGTGTATCCGCCCAAGACGGCGGCGGCGGTGTAAATCGCTGGCCAGTCTTGCGGCTTACCTTCAATCGAGGCGCGTATAGCGCGCGACAGGTTTTCCGTTTCCGGGTCCGCCTCGGCCTGCGCCAGAAATGCAGCCATCGGGCTTTGTGGATCAACCGTTGCGGCGAAGGCGGGCTCGGCAATCGGCAACACTTTCAAGACTGCCTGTCTCGCACAGAAGCGCGCGCCGTCCTTATGAGATACGCCCCGACGGGATATTGTTTCTTTAATCTGTGAAGTCAGGGACCGGAACACATCACCCCAAGCACCACCCCCGCGTCCGAACAGGCAGCTTAGCACCTGGCGCTCAAGGATAGCGAGGGACGCCTCTAAGCCCGCGTCGGTCTCGACCATGGCAAGCTCAATCTGATCCTCCCCGTCAGGGACCGACACCTTGATTGCCTTCGTCAGACCAAGTTCCATGATAAGCTCAAGTTCGCGGTCGCCGTTGTTGATGTCGCGGCCCGAAGGACTCGCTGTAATCGTCTCGGTTGATATGATCATGAACGGCTCAAGCGCACCTTCTGCAATCTGGTCAACAGGTAGAAACTGGCTGTCAAAGACCCGTCCCTCTGGCAGTATGGAGGCAGCTTCAACTGCGCGCGTCGCGGCAATCCTAATCGCTAGGGCTATCAGGCTCATTTGGCTGCACCTTGGGAACTGAAACGAGCGGGACACGGATATCCGAGTGATCCGAGTTGTGGACGGCCGCTACACTAAAGCGCGGCTCCCCCGTCTCGTCTGTGAATACGATGTTGTCCCCCTTCCGCAGTGTGTAACCGAGCGCGCCATAGGCAGCACGGTCAAGCCACACTTCAACAGGGGCCATGGCGGCGTCGGCGGATGTCCTGTTTGTCGCCGGATAATTGATCGAGACGACTGAGGGCGCCCGCGAGATTGTCGCGCGTGTTGTCCTTACGGGACGGGACGGATCAGGCCCGGTCGAATAGTTGCCCGAAAGCATGGGCTCAATGCGAATGCCCTCGCCGAATGTTTCATCAACAACGGCCTGTATCTCCGCGTCCATTTCATCAAAAGGCGAGGGCATTTTCTACTTCCTTCGTTGGGCCTTATCAGGTCCGGCGCGCGCGCAGGAGGGCATTCGGGCGGGTGCACAGGTGAAGCTCGTTCATCTGCACCTCGCCCTCGATCCCCTTGCCATTCTTCATCGGCCACTGCTTCGCATAAAGGCGGGTGCCTTCGGTGTTGACGGTCTCTACGTAATCCGCCGGGGCATAGTAGGTTTGGAAAAGCTGTTCGACCCCGAGAGGGACAAAGCGGCACTTGTCCGTTCCAATGCCCATCAGCGCCCCGTCGCCGGTTGCGTCGATGGCACCGTAATTTTCAAAAACGATGCCGCCGAATTCAAACATGGGGTTGTTGCTGCGATTTGGGCCAACATAGCTGTCGCGCAGAATTTGTGCCTGATTCCAGCCTTTATAGGTCTCGCGCACTTCCTTGTTCTGCAACAGATCATCAAAGAAGTTGTCACCACAGAAGGCATGGACCGAGACGAACGGGATGCCGCCCAAGACCTGCCGTACTGAACGAATGATCGCCGTGCATTTCCGGCGCAATACGCCATCGACCGCACTTCCGTTGTCGAGGTCGAAGTCAACCTCTGAAGGCTCGGACACATCGAACAAGGTGTATAGGTCCAGTTCGCTCCCGTCCTTGTAGGCGACACGGCCCTGAATTGCGCCAAGGCGCGAGTATTCTGTGGTCATGTCGAAATCGGCTGTTTCCGCATCAATGCGCGAAAGCACTTTGTTGATGACGGTTTCCAGGTTGTTTTCGGTGCCGAACGCCCGAACGTTCTGGACCTCATCTGCATAGACCGCCCAATCACGCTGGAAGTGTGGGACGGCGACCGCGCGGATGTTCCGCTTTGGCATATCGCGGGTTTCACCCGCAGAGCCACGAGGGCTGGGGGATACCAGCTTCAAGATGTCCCCGATCCGCTCGATCGAAATGTTCGTCGTGTTTGCCGAATCTGTTCCAAAGAGACCCAGATCATTGAGACGGGAGGGTCGGGGGCGAACGTCGCGCAAAGCATTCGTCAAGCTGACGAGGCTGAATGCGTCGTTGGTGAAGATGTCAAGCATCGCGGATTTTCTCCTTGAATTGCGATGAACCCGCACGTCCGCCGCACCCGTTTTACGGGGTGCGCGGTGCAGTCAGGTTTTCAGGTTGTGAGAGGGTGTCACCCGCTTAGTTGCGGATGATAATGCCCTGATCGGCGAGCTGCTCTTGCTTGGTGGTGCGCTTCGCACCATTATCGACCGAACTGTCATAGGTCAGCGTGTTCCCGTTCCAGACCGCGGCGCGGGCGATAACGGTGATTTGCTGATCAGAACTGGTCGCATCACAGCCATAGAGCGAAATTGCAGTTGCAACCTCGGCCCCTTCGCTGCCGGTCACTTCGGCATGCGGGCTGGGAATGAACTTCCCGTCGCTCGTGATCTCACCGAGAACCGTGCCGGGGGCGATGACGCCCGCGCCGCTTTTGATGGTGACGACCTCGCGCGAGCGAGCGCCGACGCCGGGCGCTTCTGACATCAAGCCTTCGCCGGGATGACGCCCTTCGTTGAAAACATCCATGCCTTCTTTTCCTTCTGTTCTTGCGCGGGATTACATCCGGCGCGCGTTGATCCGTTCTGCAGCCTTCTTGAACGCTGCCGACGCTGCCGCCGAAGCATCGACATCACTGCCTGCCCCCGGCGTTGATGTTGCGCCGATTTCAGCGCCGCTTGCGCGCTGCGACAGGGGCGGGGTCTTCTGACCTTCGTCAGCCTTCGCCTCTGCTTTTTCCTCCGGCAAGCCGCCCAATAGCTTGATGGCCGTCGCGGCCTTCGGGCTGTCATCATCGAGAGCCAGGGCCAGCGCCGCTTTCGGGCGGGCCTTTGCTTCGTCCGACGCCATGATTGCCGCAATGCGCGTTCGCTCCGCTGTAACCCCTTCGGCATGGCCCTCGGCCTTGCCTTCGGTGATACCTACGGCCTTGCCGTCACTCTCCGCCTTCTGAACGGCTGCCCGCAGGGCAGTGTCAGTGTGCATGCCCGCGTTTGCTTCGGGCTGGTTTTCACGTTCCATATTCGCATTTCTCCTTGAGTTGCTGCGATTGGTTGCCCCGGCCCGAGCAGGGCGGGAAAGGTCGGCAAGCACATCATCAAGAGAGCCCAAACGGTCGGCCAGGCCGAGCGTTATGGATTCCTCGCCAATGAATGTGTCTGCCTCGGTTGCGCGCGCCTGCTCTGCTGACAGGCGGCTTTTGCGGCGCTGGTTTGTATACCCGCGCCCTGCCTCGACCAGCTGTAGAAACTGGCTGTAGAAGGCCATCACATCCTTCTCCATATCCGCCCGGACGTTTTCCGGAAGCGGGCCGAAGGGATGACCATCAACCTTTTTTGCCCCCGCGTGGATCAGCGTCGGTTTAAGACCCTTCGCCTCCATTTCGCGGGATCGGTCAATGTGAAGCATGACGACTCCTATGGAGCCGACGACCGAAGTTTCACTGATGACAATCTCGTCTGCCGAGCTGGCAATTCCGTAGGCCGCAGAGGCGGCAACATCGTTGATGACCGCAACAACGTGCTTTGCCTTGCGCAGGGCGCGGATTCGGGTCGCGAGAGCCGCCATGCCGGTGGCCTCGCCCCCATAGCTGTTGATGTCGAAAACAACGTTTGCAATCGAGCGGTCGCCTGCGACATCGTCAATCTGGGCAGCGATTCCTTCGTAAGAGGTCATCCCGGAACTTGCCCCGACCCAGGCGCCGCGGTTAACGAGCGAGCCATCGACCGTAATCAGCGCTGTGTTGCCGGATACGCGGGTAAATCGCGTCATCTTGCCGTCGGGCTTTGTGTATCCCCCCTTGAAGCGGGATGCATCGGGCTTCGAACCGTCGTCCATATCGCCGAGCGTGATGCGCCCTTCGAGAACAGACATGATCGTTTCTGCCTTGGCCGGGTGAATCAGAAGCGGGCGGTTTAGAACCCGATCTGCGAGCATCGGAAGGTATCTGTTGCTCATGGCCTGCCCCCTATGACGAACCGTCGCCCGCGCTTTCCATTCAGGCGTGCGCAGGCCTCGTCCGCCTCTGCAATTTCACGATCAAGCCGGGCGAAGTCCGCCCGGCTGTATCTGACCTTTCGTCGTGTG